AGGTAACAATGTGGGATTCACTTTTACACAAACGTAAAGGTTATCGGAAATAAAATTGCCTATAGAGGTATTGAAAATGGGAGAAGGGTACGATCAAAAATCGATTATTACCCTTCTCTTTTCATTCATTCCGACAACCCTACACAATTCACAACCATATCTGGTGAATTCGTTGAAGAAATTAGACCTGGCACTATGAAAGAGTGTCGGGACTTTTGCAGGCAATATGAGGATATCCAAGACTTCAAAATTTACGGAAACCAGAGATATGAATATGCTTTCATTTCCGATAAGTTTGGTCCAAGGGATCCTATCCCATATGATCTTTCATTCATCAAGGTATGTAATATCGACATTGAGGTTGGCTCGGAAAATGGTTTTCCTGAGCCCGAAACTGCTTATGAACCACTTACTGCAATCACCTATAAGATGGGCAGTAAGTTCATGGTATTTGGTTGTGGTGAATTTAAAAACACCAGAGAAGATGTTGAGTATATTAAATGTTCCAATGAAATCGATTTGATCAATATGTTCCTCAATCAATGGGGACTTGATTATCCGGATATTATCACTGGATGGAACGTAAAGTTTTTCGATATTCCCTATCTTGTGAACAGGATCACAAGAGTAATGGGTGAGGAATTTGCAAAGAGACTTTCACCTTGGAATTCATACTATGAACGTGAAGTCTATTATCAGAACAGACAGCAGCAGGTATATATCATTGCCGGTATTGCAATACTAGATTATCTGGAACTGTATCGCAGTTTCCATCCAGGTGGTCAGGCAAAGGAACAGTATTCACTCAACTTCATTTGCAGTGAAGAAATTGGTGAAAAGAAAATCTCATATGAAGAATATGGGAACCTGTTTCGTTTGTATAAAGATAATTACCAGAAGTTCATTGAGTATAATATCCATGACGTTGAGCTGGTTGAAAGACTGGATGCAAAACTGAAGTTGGTTGAGGTTGCGATCATTATTGCCTACACTTGTCGTTGTAATTTTGACGATGTGTTTACACAGGTAACAATGTGGGATTCACTATTCTACAATCGATTACGTTCAAAGCAAATTGTGGTTCCTCCAAATAAAAAGAGTACAAAGAAGCAAGACTATGAAGGTGCATATGTCAAGGAACCAATTCCAGGTTTCTACAAATACATTGCATCATTCGACCTTGACTCACTGTATCCACATTTGATCATGCAGCAGAACATTTCACCTGATACTATTATTGAACCAGGAAACTATGTCGAAGGTATGGCATCGTTTCTTGATAGAGGTATCAGTGTTGAAAAACTACTCAATAGAACAATCAATACCGTACCATTAAAGGCCTGGAATGCTACAGTTACACCAAATGGTCAGTTGTTCAGACTTGATCAAAAAGGTTTCCTTGTGGAAATGATGCAGGAGATTTATGATGACCGAAAGGTCTTCAAAAAGAAAGCAATTGAAGCAAAGAAGCAGATTGAGGTAATCAAAAAGAGAATAGCAGAAGAAGGTGAAACGGCAGAATTAAAAGAGGAAATGACCAAGTATAAAAATGATGCAGCGCATTATAACAACATGCAGCTGGCTATGAAACTCACCTTGAATTCTGCTTATGGTACTTTGGGGTCTGAATACTTCCGTTGGTTCGACGTTAGACAAGCAGAAGCAATCACGACTTCCGGTAAGCTTGCAATTCAATGGATTGCAATCAAAATCAACAAATATCTAAATAATGTGTTGGGGACAAAGAAGGATTACATAATTGCGTCAGATACGGACTCAATTTACCTATCTCTTGATGAATTGGTACAGCAGACGTTTGGAAGTGAGACTACAGATACTAAACGGATCATCGACTTCATGGATAAAGTCTGTGAGATTAAGTTGCAACCGTTTATCGATAAGTCTTATAATGAGCTTGCTAAATATCTTAATTCCCTAGAGCAGAAGATGCACATGAAGCGAGAAGTTCTTGCAGACAAAGGATTTTGGACTGCAAAGAAACGATATGCTTTGAATGTTTGGAACAGTGAAGGTGTTGCATATGATCCACCAGAAGTTAAAATCTCAGGTCTTGAAATGGTTAAATCTTCAACACCTGGTGTCTGTAAGGTAAAACTCAAGAAGGCAGTTGAGTTGATCCTCAGAGGAAATAATGACGATGTGATCAAGTTCATTAGTGAGTTCAAAAAGGAATTCAAAACATTACCAGTGCATGAGATTGCATCACCTCGTGGTGTATCAGGAATAAAATTCTACAAAGAAAATTCACAAAAAGGATATAAGAAGGGTACCCCGATGCATGTCAGGGGATCAATCGTATATAACAATTTGCTTGAGCAAAATGATCTGACAAAGAAATATCAAACAATCAAGGAGGGAGAGAAGATCAAGTATATCTATTTGAAGGAACCAAATATGATCGGCGAAAACATTATTGCGTTTCCTCAAGTCTTACCAGCAGAATTCAATATTGAGAAGTTTGTTGACTATAACACTCAATTTGAAAAGACGTTCCTAAATCCATTAACAATCATCCTTGATTGTATTGGTTGGAAGGCAAGTCGTGGTTCTTCATTAAGTGCGTTTTTCTCATAAATAGCAGATGAATCAGAAATTTCTAGCAGGCATAGTCCTACTCACAGGACTACTATTATCCGGTGTTGCAGCATATTATTCAATCATCGGACTAACAACAATATTCTCCGGGGCACGAGAAGCAGTAGTTATTATGGGTTGTGCCCTGGAGATATCCAAACTGGTTGTTGTGTCGTGGTTATACAACAACTGGCAACACGTATCTTTCTTCATTAAAACCTATATGACCCTTGCAGTGATCATCCTTATGTTGATCACTAGCATGGGTATATTTGGGTTTCTATCAAAGGCACATATTGATCAACAATTGAAATTGAATATCGGCATTTCAGACGAAATCAAAAATATCAATAATAAGATCACTGATCAAACTGCAATTCTGGAAGACATAGACAAACAAATTGGTGTCATTGATAAGTCGGTAGATAAGTTAATATCCACTGGCAAGGCAAAGTCAGGTCTATCAGCATCCAAATCAAACAAGAGTTCCAGAGAGGAACTTAATACAAAACGGGAAGCAAAGATGCAGGAGATACTTTCCTTGAAGGAACAAAAGGTATCTTTGGAATCAAAATACAAACAAATGGAAGCAGAAGTGGGCCCAATTAAGTATGTGGCGGAATTAATCTATGGGGAATCGGATGAAAAAATACTTGACAAAGCGGTCAGATTTGTTATAATCATATTGATCTTTGTATTCGATCCTTTGGCAATATTTCTCATGCTTGCATTTAACATTACGATCAACAGAATTGGACATTATAACATGGAATTCTTGGCGATTGATAGTGAAAATGTTATGAAAAAGAAAAGAAAGAAACGAACCCCTCGCGAAGGAATACAAGGGGGAGATTTTTAGGAGTATTGCATGAATGACCCAGAGACGTTTAAAAGGACAGTTTGGGGATATTGGGAAGTCCTCAATGAAGGTCCAGGATATAAAGTCAAACGATTATCCATAAATCCCAAAGGAAGTATCAGTAAACAATATCACAATTTTCGATCGGAGACGTGGTGTATAGTTAGTGGTAAAGGACAATTATTTTTGGATGATAAAATGTCAGTGGTATCGACAGGAGACGTATTTACTATTCCTGTGAGAGCAGTACACAGAGTTTTAAACATTTCAGAAACAGAAAACCTAGTTGCCATTGAAGTGCAATTGGGATCAATAACGGAAGAAACAGATATAGTAAGGATATAATATGAATTTGACCATATTTGAAATGATACTGTTAGCAATCAGTATCGCGATTATTGTTATTTTGTTGTTTGGAGAAACACCAGCAAAAGCACAAGTTTTCCCACCATATGTCGAAGGACCGAACGTTCAAGAGTTTCCAGCAAAAGTGCGATGTATGCCACCACAGGACTTTAAGGTACTACTAAACACCAAGGGTCTGCATATCATAGCATTGGAAGCACAGCAAGACGAGTCAACAAAAACAATCTTCACAAACGAAATTGGATCTGTCTTGGTTGCTAATTTGAGCAAGGATGGTCGAGCATGTATTATAGACATTATGAACATGGCAGACTTCTCAAATGAATTCCACTTCTCGGCACCAAAACCTCAACAAGCACCAAAAGGAAATGAACATGATCAATAAGGAACTATTAAGCAGACTCAAGAAGGCCAGTACAATTGATGATACTGACATTCTAACAAATTCTGAAGTGTATAACAAGAAAGATATGGTTGACACTGGAATTCCTGCTTTAAACATTGCCCTTTCAGGTGAGATTGACGGAGGATTAACACCAGGTTCAACAGTATTGGCAGGACCATCAAAGCATTTCAAATCTGCTTTTGCTATGATCATGGCAGGTGCTTATCTGAAGAAATATGAAGACGCAATCGTCATGTTTTATGATTCTGAGTTTGGTATCCCCGAAAAATACCTACAGGCATTTGGAATCGATAAGGACAGAGTATTGCATATGCCAATTTCCACAATTGAAGAGCTGAAGAATGATCTTGTTTTCCAGTTGGAAAAAGTTATCAAAAGAGGTGACAAGATTTGTATTGTAATTGACTCTATTGGAAATCTTGCATCGAATAAAGAAGTTGAGGATGCAATCAACCAAAAGTCGGTTGCAGACATGACAAGAGCAAAGGCAATCAAGTCATTGTTTCGTGCAATTACACCAAAATTAACTCTTAGAGACATTCCTCTCATTGCTATCAACCACACCTATACTGAAATGAGCCGTTATCCCAGAGAGATTGTCTCTGGTGGTAGAGGCATCATGTATTCTGCAAACAATGTTTGGATCATTGGCAGACAGCAAGAAAAGGACAAGAACAAGAAACTTGCTGGATATAACTTCATTATTCGAGTTGAGAAATCACGATTCCTGAAAGAGAAGTCTGAGATTCCAATTACCGTTCTATATGATTCAGGTATCAATAAGTGGTCGGGTCTATTCGATCTTGCAATTGCAGGTGGGTATCTGCAAAAGGAAGGTAATGGATATTGTCTGGTTGATGTTGAGAGTGGTGAAGTTGTTGGAGAGAAAATGAAAACAGATGAAGTAGTCAATAACGACGAATTCTGGGAATCTGTTTTGGAAAATACAACCTTCAAAGAATTCATCAAAAACAAGTTCCAAATGAATTCCGGTGGTTCAGTTGATGTTGAGCTCCTTGAGGATGATGTTGAGGATGAAGAGGAGGATGAAGAATGATTCTAGGAATAGATTATAAAATCCGAGAAGATAAAGTAAAAGGCGAAGATGGAACGATTCCAATTGAGTTGACTTCTGGGCCATATGCTGATATAATCTATCGGTACATTACAGTATCAATTGTGGAAAAGGAAGAACAGGCAGTTGTCAAGTTCGATTATGAAATCATCTATTCTGACCTATTCACAGAAGAAGAATTGAGGAAAGATCAAAAGTTTGTTGCTCATATCGGATTAGTTTTGAACGCATTGATTTTGGATACATTAGATACACAGGAAGCTTTAGACAGTGCAGATTGAACACATTATCATTAAGTCGTTATTGGGAAATGAAAACTATACAAGAAAGGTCCTGCCATTCCTAAAAGAAGAATACTTCCAAAATGACTCAGATAAGGTTCTCTTTGATGTTGTCCAGAAATTCATAACAGCATATAATGTTTCACCAAGTGTTGATGAAATCTCAGTCGAATTGGGTAAGAAACCTGGATTGTACCAGGATACCCTAGACAATGCAATCAAGACACTTGAGAACATTAAGGCAAACACTGACAAGAATCATATTGATTGGTTGACCAAATCGACAGAGGAATTCTGTCAAGAGAAGGCAATCTATAATGCGATTATGAATTCAATCGAAATTCTAAACAACAAAAGTAAGTTGACCAAGGGTGCGATCCCTGGTCTTCTTTCGGATGCATTGTCAGTCTCATTTGATCCTAATGTTGGACACGATTATCTGGAGCAGTCAGATTCGCGATTTGATTACTACCATAGAGTGGAAGAGAAACTTCCTTTCGATCTTGAGTTTCTGAACAATATCACCAAAGGTGGTATTCCAAATAAGACACTCAACATTATCATGGGTGGTGTTCATTCTGGTAAGTCTTTGTTTCTTTGCCACTTTGCATCCGCATACCTAAATCAGGGTAAGAATGTCCTGTATATTTCATTGGAAATGTCAGAGGAAGAAATTGCAAAGAGAATTGACGCAAACCTTCTGAATATCTCATTTGATGACCTTATGGTTTTACCAAAGGCATTGTATGATGACAAGGTATCAAAGTTAAAGCAGAAAACAAACGGCAAGTTGATCATCAAGGAATATCCTTCAACGTCCGCCTCGGTACTTCATTTCAAGGCATTGTTGAATGAATTGTCATTGAAGAAAGACTTTGTTCCAGATGTTATCCTCATTGACTATTTGAACATTTGTGCATCATCCAGAATTAAGGCATCCTCAGCAAATGACACATATACCTATGTCAAGTCTATTGCGGAAGAAGTCAGAGGTCTTGCGCAGGAGTTTGGAATTCCCATCTGGTCAGCAACACAGTTGACCAGAACAGGTTATTCAAGTTCCGATCCAGATATGACAGACGTGGCAGAATCATTTGGTTTGCCAGCGACATGTGACTTATTGTTGGTTCTAATTGTCAGTGAACAGATGAAGCAGATGAACCAAATTATGATTAAGCAGTTAAAAAATAGATATGATGATATGAACAGAGTTCCCAGAGGTGTTGTCGGTGTTGATAAGACCAAGATGAAACTCTTTGACTTGTTACAAACCGCACAGAAAAATGTGGTTCATTCAGGAGCTTCCAAATCATCTAGTCAAAGTCCACAGGTGAACAAATTTAAAGCATTAAAGGTGTGATATGGAAGATAAATTTGACAAGTATATTCTACAACAGAAATTAATGGAAGTGATAGAAAATTCGACCTCTGTCCAAGAAATGGCAAACTGGTGTGCAAGATTTGCCACGAAGTATAAGGGAGTTGTTTCAACACCACCTAAACCACCCAAAGAAGAAGGTGATGGTAAATCATATACAATTAATCAAGATTTGCTAATGGGACAAATAACGATTGCACCAAACACAATCATGAATACGTTTTATGGTAAGAAAATATATGCACGCATAGATCATTCAACAAGTATGTTGCAAGACCAGGCGGCCAGAGATTATGCAATGAACTTTGCCAAAGTTGAATTGTTGGATAAATTCAAAAACGATATGTTATCAAAAGGTGTTTTTAAATTTGATTGTAAATCAGAAAAACAATTTTCCACCATGGACACAAAGTACAGAGTCTATATGACAATAGAGTTGGACACACTAATCAAAGAGGTTCTCAATGCATAAGTACACGGTTCATCCAATACAAAATGACAATGACATTTTCTTTTGTGTCTATGAGGAAGCAACAGAACAAGCAATTGACTTCTTTTTCTTCCAGGAAGATGCGGAAGCATGTAAAACTTTCCTGGAAAATGGTGGTGCTTTCCATGGGTTTACTCCTAGGTTTATGCTATTGTCAGTAAAGAGACAAATAGAGAAAAAGAGTGTGGATGAAGCATTCAAAGAGGTATTTTCGGAATAAATTCCTACTTGACTTTCGTTCCAGATGTGATATAATACTAAAATTAGGAAATCATACAATAGGAAGACATTATCATGGCAATGACAGTGGAAGAAATGGTTGAGTGGTATAAAAATAATAGTGATTGGAGCAATAAAGAGAAATATAAATCTAAGATTGCTTCCGATCTTGAACTATTGACTGCTTTAAATCCTTTCCTTGAAAAAGGTTATAGTCTGATTGCTGCGGCAGAACATGACGTGGTTTATTTTGGTGTTCTACTGGAAGCATTGGCAAAAGCAGACGATGAACTGATAAAAGACATATTATCGTATTCCGGTGTTTTCATCGAGGAAGGCACTGATAGTTTGGGGATGTTTGTCTAAAGGAAATACAGTGAATACTATACCGACGGTGCCGGCACCTCAATATTCCGGAAAAACTATACAGGAAACC